TAATTGATAATCCAAAAGAAGTAAGAGATAACCTACCTGCGTATAGTCATCAATTATCGCAATCAGATTATTTAGGGTTAAAACAATATGCAAAGTCTTTACAAAGTGAAGATAAATATATAGAAGCTAACGGCAATAAAGATTTAATGAAAGATGTTATGTACAAAAATGGATTTGAATGGGTTTACAAATCTAAGTTTGGTGGCAATTCAGCAGATTTTGGAGCTATACACACAGAATGGGTTGATAGAATAGATTATGCACAACGAGTATCAAACAAAAAATTAACAAGACAACAAAAAGTTGAAATATTAAACAACGTGTTAATGGATAAAGTTAATTTACAAGGTACTTTAGGTGTTGGTAGAGAAAGAAATATATTAACAAGTACTGTTACTCCAGATAGGTTAGATGACTTATTTGTAAAAGTAAAAGTAAAACAACAAGACGGTAGTATTAAAACTGAACAAATATTTACATCAGAAATTACTAAAGAGGTAAGTGTCGCAATAATGGGCAGTTTGTATAGACGTAAATTGCCTATGAATCAACAAAACATAGCAGAAGAGTGGGTTAAGTTTGGCAAACCAAAAACATTAAAAGAAG